ATAACGACCCTGGAACGCCTTCATCTTAGGCATCCATTCATTGAAAACTTCTTCACCGTGAAGAGACAGTTCACGAAGCGCCGTATCTTGGTTTTGAACGGCAATCGTCTCATAGTCCTGGCCTTCACGAGACCACAACGGCATTTCGAGGACGACGTCGAGATCGAGAGGGCCCACGTACTTCCCGGAACGGAGCTTACGAAAACCCCGCTTCAGGACAGTACATTCTGAGAGCTTCGAAAACGTTGTACGAGCAGGACCCTTATCAACGTCAGTGTATTCATGTCCTTCGAATGCAACAGTTTCAGCGACGAAAGCAGGTGTAAAAGACTTAGCGTACAAAGGATGGACGGCGAAAATATTGTCATCACCAAGGTAAAACACGTGAACGTAATCAAAAAATTTTGGAAGACACGCGGGATCACCATCATGAAGGACCATCCAACCGGTCATAAACATACGAAGGTTTGTGATACAGTTGATTTCAGAGGTAAGAGGCCAACCAGAAGGCATTCCTTCATGGTATAACTCAAGAACGCTTCCGAACGCATGATATTGAGACACGACAATCTCAGTAAGAGCGCGACGAACCTCAACATCAAGGCGGGTTGGATTGTCATAAAACGAATCAAGAAGGCGCATTGGAAAAAGGACGGATTCAGACATGTAGTGATGATCGAAAGCGGCATAATCACCCGCTCCCACACTATCACCCCAGCAATCAAGGTGCTTTGCAATCACAGTCCAGTAATCAGCATTCTTTTCATCATAGCCCTTCAAGATTGAATTTAACGGAGCACCATCACAAAGTACGCGAATGGCGTCACCATAGAACATCTTGACAAGAACAACAACGAATTTCGGAGCGATATTGATAAACCGAACTTTTTGATCAACGGCTTTCTTCAACTTGATGCGTTCACCCTTCTCACAATCTTTGAAAGTGACGGCGGGAGTGCCACCGCCTAAAGCAATACGGCAGAAGGTATTCACTTCTTCGACGAGTTCAGCAAATTTGGGACCTGGAAGAAATCTTCCAGTGACATCTACCGTCCAATAGTCTTTTCCAGTGATGCCAAATGCACCATCAGGATA